ATGATCTACGTAAAGCCGAAAACGAGCTACAAATTATTGACGACGATCGCGACTTGCTAAGCAACCTTAAGAGTTCGCAACTTGAGGAACGTACATATAATGAAGTCATTGCAGAACTCCTAAAGGATACTGGCATCAAGACTAAGATCATCCGTCAGTATCTTCCAGTTATGAACAAGCTGATTAACCATTATCTTCAGATTCTTGACTTCTTTGTCTCATTTGAACTTGACGAAAACTTTTCGGAAACTATCCGTAGTCGCTATCGTGACGATTTTAGTTATGCAAGTTTCAGCGAGGGAGAAAAGAGCAGAATTAACTTGGCGCTTTTGTTTGCATGGCGTCAAATTGCTAAGATGAAGAACAGCGCAAATACAAACCTTTTAATTCTTGATGAAGTATTCGACAGCTCAATGGATACTGATGGAGTCGAAAATCTTTTGAAGATTATGACATCATTGGATGCAGAAACACGCGTGTTTGTTGTTACACATAAACCCGAATCTTTTGAGAGTGCGTTTGATCGAAAAATCACTGCGTCTAAGAGAGGTAATTTTACTACATATGAAACGGAGCTCTTAAGAGAGTGAAAAGTATAAATAGGTCTATACACTGTTTTTATGTACTGCGTTTATTTAACAACATACGGCGGCAACCTCATGCCGAAATACTACATCGGGTCTTCATCGGTAACTAAAGTAGAAAACGGATATCGTGGAAGTGTCGCATCAAAGGAATTTAGAGAAGTTTGGAATTTAGAATTGAAGAAAAATCCTCACCTATTCCAAATTGACATAATATCAAAACATGAGACTCGACATGATGCCACTCAGGCAGAGCTTGAGTATCAGATTTTGAATAATGCATTAGAATCCAACGAATACATTAACAAATCATATGCAATACCTAACGGATTTTTTGGCATGGATGTATCAGGTGAAAAGAATCCAATGTATGGAAAATCGAGAAAGGGCGAAAAGCATAAAGGTGGAGAAAACATATCTGACGCGTTAAAAAGTTCATATTCGAGCGGTCGTCTAGATCATATGAAAGAACAAAGTTCATTGAGAATGACTCAGAATAATCCATTTCACGATTCAGAAATTGTTGAAAAGGTAAAGAAGAAATGGAAAGAAACCGGAAGAGGCGTGGGAGACAAGAATGGTATGTATGGAAAGCCGAATCCAATGAAAGGAAAAGCTCTTTACAATAATGGAAAAATCACAAAGGCATTCCACGTTGGAGAACAGCCTGATGGTTGGAATATTGGAAGACATCAAAAAAGCATCACGTAACCCGTTGAGTTTCAATAGGTTACGAGGCCCATTTCTGTGATTTTTAGCGGAAATGGGCATTTTTGTGCATTTCTGTGTTTTTACGGTAGTTTACCCGTTAGGATTCGTTAAAATGCCCAAATTTCACGCTTTTCGAAAAACCGTTAATTTTCAATAAGTTGCGGGTTTTTACGAAAATACTATGAAAATTTGTGAAAAAATATATTTACATCGGTCCGGTTTCCGTTTATAATTCTGTCATGCCGATTGGAACTACTGTTCAGAAACCACGCGAAGCGCACCAAAGCATGCTCGCGAAACTCCTTGCTAGGGAGAACATTACCGTCCGTTTCGGTAATTATCAAACTGCGTTCTTTGAGCCAAAAACTCGCGTGTTGGGCATGCCGATGTGGAACGCTGAAAGCAAGCAAGTTTCGGACCTGCTTGTTGGCCACGAAGTTGGCCATGCGCTTTACACGCCGCAAGACGGCATCGAAAAGTTTCAGAAGCGCTTTCCTGACATTCCGTTTGATATTTGCAATGTGATCGAAGACGTCCGCATTGAGCGAATGATTCAGAGTACTTACCCTGGGCTTGTCCATTCCTTCCGTGAAGGATACCGCTCCTTCCTTGCGAAGGACCTTTTCAAAATCAACGGAGTCGATCTCGCCAAGCTGTCGGTCGCGGACCGCATTAACCTGCATGCTAAGGTTGGTCACCTTGTGGATGTTCCGCTTTCTGCTGAGGAACGCGTGATTTACGAATCTGCTTATGCAGCCGAAAGCTTCGATGATGTTTTGGAAATTTGTCAGCGGCTTTACAATCTTGTCGAAAAATCTCAGCAGTCTCAAAGCGAGGATGATTCCCCGCAGCCCAACAAGAGTGGAGACAAGCAAGAACAGATCGGTCAATCCGGTGCATCTAGGCAGAAGCAACCTAGTGAACGTGCCGAAAAAACTGAATCGGAAAAATCTGACGCTGATTCTAAATCTGATGCCGCCGACTCTGACTCTTCGGAATCCGATTCCAATAAGTCCGCCCTAAAGTCAAATACTAAAGGTGATAAGTCGGAATCCGAAGAATCCAAGTCGGGCCAAGCCGAAGAATCCAAGTCGAGCCAAGCCGAAGACACTGATGATTCTGGCGATGGTGAAGATGGCGATGATAATCATGTACCAAGCCCCGATGACAAGAATTCATCGGACGATCAATCCTCTAATGCAGAGAGCCAATATTCTCCAAAAATGTCTGACAACTTTTCGGCTACTCATCAGCGCGAATTTGACAAAGGTACTGCACAAATGCAAGAGTGCATTAATACTAATCAGGTTAATGTTCCAACGAGCGCACAAATGCTCCGTGCTGTTGCGCCTCTTAAGAAGGTGTTGGATTCTCGTCGCGCAGACTTAAAGTACGACGAAATTATGTCCAATCCTCAACTCACCGAGGCATATGGAAAGTTCAAAGATTCAACCAAAAAGCATGTGCAGGTCCTCATCAAGGAATTTGAACGTCGCAAGGCTGCATACCAATACAGTCGCGCGCGGCGCTCAACAAACGGCACGCTTGACGTAAACCGCTTGCATTCATACAAGTACGAAGATCAAATCTTCCGTAGCGTGACTACTTTGGCCGAAGCTAAAAATCATGGCATGGCATTTTTCATCGACTATAGCGGGTCTATGGTTCGCACTCTCGGATCGGTCATTGAGCAGACTATTCAGCTTGTGACCTTCTGTAAGGCAGTGAACATCCCGTTCGTTGTGTATGGCTTCACTAGCCGCTGTGAAGATACCGGTTCTTGTGAGCCGGTATCGTATGCTCCGGGTATGACGATGGACTTTGACAACGTGAACATCTTTGAGATTCTCAATTCTTCACTGAAGAAGATTGAATTTGACAAGTGCATCAAGGAAATGTACGCAATGTCCTGGTATCGCCGCTCGCATGGTACTTACTCATACCACCGCAGCACAACGTATGTTCTCTTTGCGTCAAACTACGAAGTCTTCGGTGGAACTCCTCTTGTCGAGACGGTTGTTATTGCAAGCGAATTGGTTAAGCGATTCCGCTCGGCGCACAACATCCAGAAGATGAGCACGACGTTCCTTACTGACGGTGACCCTTGCTTTATCCGCATGCATGATAATAATATCGACAGGCTTTTTCGTAAGAATACTGAGCGTTGGGGTAACGGTTATGAAATGCGGTTCGGTAACGAAATCATTAATTGGACTCATCAATATCCTAAGAACGCGATGGCGGCGGCCATCCGCGCCTTCCGCACGATTACTCAGAGCACTGTGATTGGCTACTTCATTGCTGACAATCAGAAATCGTTTAAGTCTCACTGTATTGATTCTATCCGTAATGTTGATCGTAAGATGATCAGCTGGACTGATGGTGCCGAAAAGTTCAAGGCTTGCTTTCGTGAAATTCGTGCAAACGACGGCGTTCTTACCGTTAAGAACGGCGGAGGATATGATATGTTCTTTGCATTTGATGGCCGCGGCGGTCTTACAATTAAGGACGACGAAGACTCTGACTTTACAACCAAGATGGACATGGACAACCTTGACACTGTAGCTGCTCATAATAAGCTTGCTAAGGAATTTACGAAATTCTCCTCTTCTAAGAAGTCCTCGCGGGTATTCGTTCACAAATTTGCCGAAATGATCAGCTAACCGTGAAAATACTATGAAAATTTATGAAAAAAGTTATTTACATTCCATGAAATTTGGTTTATAATAAATCCGTACCAATTGAATAACCCACTATATGACTGACCGAACCAAAGCAATCAATACGCTTAACGCAATTTATGCCAACGGCATGCACGCTTCCGTGACCACAAAAGAACTCTATGAAGTTGGGCGTGCGCATGGGCTCACTTATAGCAGCGTGAAAACGCAGCTTATGCATGACCGCTATAAGGCAGGGCGAGGTAAATTTGACCTCCGCAAGCTCCATGCACAACTTACATCTGACGGTGAATCATCGCCTGCCGTCGAGACTCAGGTCACAATTCCTAAGCCCGTCCCTGCACATGCTATTCGTCAAAGCATGCCGACCATCACCGCGGTTGTCAATGACGACATCTACATTCCCGACGCCGATCCTACTTTCGTTCCGTGGGGCGACTACAAGACCGTCCGTCGTGTCATTGAGTCGCGACTCTTCTTTCCTCTTTACATCAGCGGTCTGTCCGGAAACGGCAAGACCATGATGGTTGAGCAGGCATGTGCCAAGCTCAAGCGTGAATATGTCCGCGTTCAAATCAGCCCTGAGACTGACGAAGACGACCTTATTGGTGGATTCCGTCTTATCAATGGCGAAACCGTTTTCCACAAAGGTCCTGTCATCAAGGCCATGGAGCGCGGCTGCATTCTTCTGATCGACGAGCTCGACCGTGGCTCAAACAAGATCATGTGCCTTCAGGGCGTTCTTGAAGGTAAGCCTGTCCTCGTGAAAAAGATTGGTCAGGTGGTCTGCCCGGCTCCCGGGTTCAACGTAATTGCTACGGCAAATACCAAGGGCCGTGGAAGTGATGACGGCCGATATAGTGCCGCCAATATCATCGACGACGCGTTCATTGAGCGTTTCGTTGCTACGATTGATCAGCCGTATCCGAATTTTAAGATCGAGCGTAACATCGTCGGCAAGCACATGGAAATGTATGACGTCGAGGACGATGACTTTGCCAACAAGCTTGTCAACTGGTCCAGTGTTATCCGCAAGACCTATGAAAGCGAAGGCATTGATGAACTCATCAGTACACGCCGCCTGTGCCACATCGTGAAGGCCTTCAGTATCTTCCGCGATCGACTGGCGTCCATTACCATGTGCATCTCTCGATTTGAGACCGAAACACGCGAGGCGTTCTTGGATCTTTATACTAAGATCGATGCGGGTATTCTTAAGGCCGATGATGCAACTTCGGCTGACGACGCTGTTGCTAAAGTCAACGAAGTTGACGCACCATTCTAAACTTTAGCGGATGAGTTCCCGCTAAAACGTGAACCTGAACTCAATAACAAAACAAAACAACACAATGACAAAGACTGAAATTAAGAAAGTATCCACTATGTTAAAGAACAACTCTCAGAAGCAGGCCGTGTATGCGGTTCTCGAGAGCGGTTATGAGCCATCCGTTGAAGACCTGAAGGCCGCTGGGATTGCCGACCCACGCCGGGTCGTCAATCAGCTTCGTAATGATCACGGTTTTGCGATCTATTTAAACGATCGTAAGGATCGTCGTGGCAACGTTACTCGTCGTTTCCGCCTCGGTACTCACCGTCGTAACGGCTAATCATTTTTGGTGGTACATGCGGCAGGAGCGTTCTTTGGTCAGGCGCTCCTGCCGTTTTTACATTTAATGCATGCATAAAAAACCGAAACACCTACAGTTGGGATTAAATTTGATTCTGAGAAACCCGACTATAGTCTACTTCCTCCACATGCTCTTGATGAGTTGGTGAAGGTATTGACTATGGGAAAGGTTAAGTATTCTCGTGAGAATTGACGACTGCTTGAGGACGGAGAGAACCGTTACTTTGCGGCCGCACAGCGCCACCTATGGGCTCTTCGTAAAGGAGAAACGTATGATCCTGAGAGCGGACTACATCACGCTGCACATGCTGCTGCTTGCGTGTTGTTTTTGATTGAACTGCAAGCAACACAAAACCAAAAAATCTAATTTACATTTGGACACTGTCCTGTTAATATAACTCTAATATGAAACTATCTACATCCACACTTGATGTCCTCAAGAACTTCGCCTCAATCAATCCCAACCTGGTTGTTAAGAGCGGAGAACCTTTGGGCACAATCTCCGAAGCAAAGAACATTATGGCAACTGCCGAAATTCCCGAGTCATTCACTACGGATTTTGGCATTTATGATCTTAATGAATTCATCAGTATGTTTAACTTGATGGCTGATCCTGATCTTACGTTTGGTGACAGCTCTGTTCAGTTTACATCTGGCCGTTCACGTGCATCATATCGCTTTGCTGATCCAAGCGTCTTAACTTCTCCGAAGAATAAGATCAATATGCCAAGCACCGATCTCACTGTGACAATCACTGGTGATATTCTTACTCAAATTCGTAAGGCCGCGGGTGTTCTTGGTCATAGCATTGTTTCCATCCAAGGTAAGAACGGAACGGTTACTCTTTCGGTTGTTGATCCAAAGAACAGCGCTGCAAACACTTTCTCGGTTGTCATTGATGAAAGCAACGATCAGACTGGTTCGTTTGATCTGCAGTTCCTTATCTCTAACCTCAAGGTTATCCCAGGTGACTATGAGGTCAAGATCAGCTCTAAGTTGATCTCGCATTGGAAGCATGTATCTGCGTCTGTAAACTATTACATTGCTCTCGAAAAGAGTTCAACCTTTAACGGTTAATCACATGAAAGTACCAATTGACATTGACGACGCCCTTGAAATTGGGGACCTGCTGTATGTCATGGTGCGCATGAAAAAGCTTTCAGAGAATGGCGAGCGCATTGCAAATGGCATCATGTCGCGTCTCTCTAAGGTAATTCCTATGCAATATCACACTGACCCAAATCAGCTTGAATTTGAATTTGTAAAATCTCTATAAGTAAAACATACGCACACTAGTTATGAGTAACATTGACATTGATGACCCAAAGACCAAACAAGAAATGCTTGACGCTGTTCGTGAGATTTGCGAGCAGTTTCGTATCATGGATGATGCGCGCGATCAAGTAAAGGAAATCATTATTGCTGCACATGACGCATTGGACATCCCAAAGCCAATGATTCGTAAGGTTGCTCGACTTTATCACAAGAAGAACGCAAGCGCAGTTGAAGCTGAAAATGCAGCAATTAAATCCCTTTACACCGTCATCACTTCCCGATAAAATAATAGCATGAGTAATACTGAATGGCTTTGGACCGAAAAATATAGACCTCAGAGTGTAGACGAATGCATTCTTCCAGCAGATCTTAAGAAGACTCTTAATGCATTAGTGAAAGGTGGTCAGCTACCAAACCTGATGTTCGCTGGGTCCGCGGGTCTTGGTAAAACCACAGTTGCTAAGGCGTTGTGTAATATGCTTGACCTCGATTACATTCTTATCAACGGGTCTGAAGAAAGTGGTATTGATGTACTTCGCAACAAGATTAAACAATTTGCGAGTACAGTCTCGTTGCGAGGTGGATACAAGGTTGTCATTCTTGACGAGGCCGACTATCTACAGGCAAACAGTACACAGGTAGCTTTGCGCGGCTTTATCGAGGAGTTCAGTAATAACTGCAGATTTATTCTTACATGTAACTTTAAGAATCGAATCATTGAGCCGCTTCATTCACGATGCAGCGTGATTGAATTTAATACTACTAAGAAGCAACTTGCAAGCTTGGCAGGTGAATTCATGAAGCGGCTTACTTTTATTCTCAAGACAGAAGGAATTAAGTATGACGATAAGACGGTTGCAGAACTGATCATTCGGTATGCGCCCGATTGGCGTCGTGTTCTTAATGAGTGTCAACGTT